TCAGAACGCGGTGCACCCCTTTGGCGCATGGATCGGTGCGCGCGACTGCGGCTGCAATTCCCAATGAGTACGTGCGCGCACGACGACTGCGACCGACAGGGCATCGCGCTATGGAACGGGCGCCACTTTTGCGACGAGCACGTCAGGGAACGGCTGCGCACCACGGCGGATCATGAGGCGCTCAAGCGAATCCGGCAACTTGAAGACGCCATCGTCGGTTTTTGGAAGTACACCAAATTTGTGCTACCGATGCCGGTCGCGCCGGCGGTGGGCCGCATCATGCGGATTGGCCGCGAGATCGAAGCGCGCTCTGAATGACTGAGTTGAAAAAGCCGCTGGCGGTGGTTTCGGTGAGCGGCGGCAAGGACAGCACCGCGACCGCCTTGCTGGCGATGGAGCGCATGGGCCTAGAGAACTGCCGGTTCGTATTTGCGGACACCGGCAACGAGCACGAACTCACCTTGGACTACGTGCACGAGTATTTGCCGACCGTCGTGGGGTCCATCGTTACCTTGAAGGCCGACTTCACACGCCAGATCGCCGGCAAGCGCGAATACGTGAAGAATAAATGGCCGGAAAAGGGGGTGCCGCAGGCCATCATTGAGCGGGCGCTCTCGGTCCTGCATCCGACCGGCAACCCGTTCTTGGACATGGCGACGTGGAAGGGTCGGTTTCCGTCCCGCAAGGCGCAGTTCTGCACGCAAGAGCTCAAGCGTCGCCCCATCGACCAATTCATGCTGGATCGGCTGGGGGAAGGCTATGACCTCTCAAGCTGGCGCGGCATTCGGCGCGAGGAGAGCCAGAACCGTAAAGATGCCAAATCCCGAGAACTGGCCGCCGAGGGCTGGTGGATCGAACATCCCATCGTCGATTGGACTGCGCAGCAGACCGTCGATTTCGTGATCGGCCGGGGCGTGCGCTTGAATCCGCTCTATTCCTTAGGCATGAAGCGCGTGGGCTGCATGCCCTGCATCAACTGCGGCAAGGACGAGCTCCTTGAAATTGCCAAGCGGTTCCCAGAGCACGTGGCGCGGATCCGCGAGTGGGAAAGCATCGTGTGTCGGTCGTCCAAGCTCGCTTGGACGACCTTTTTCACGGATGGCGCGGAAGAGGATGAAACCAACGAAGCGATCTTCAAGCGCCTGAGCATCGATTCACGGATTCTGTGGGCGCAAACGGCGCACGGTGGCCGGCAGCAGGACTTCGTGCGCATGGAACCGCCTGCCGCCTGCAGCTCCCTTTACGGCCTGTGCGAATGATCCATTACCACGGGCTGCCCATGACTCCGACTGCGGATATGGTCAAGGCATTTGCTGGGCGTCACGCCATGGTGAGTTTCGAGAATCCCAACCAGATTGAGATTGCCGCGGAGATCTGTCAGTCGGTGGTCTTGGACAATGGCGCGTTCTCAGCGTGGCGTGCCCAGAAAAAATTTGATTTCGACGGCTACGTCCAATGGACCGATAAATGGATGAAGCACCCTGCGGTTGAATGGTGCGTGATCCCCGACGTCATTGACGGCACCGAAAGCCAGAACGACATCCTGCTGCATCGCTGGTTCCACGGCAACAAGCCCGCGTATCCGGTGTATCACATGCACGAATCATTAGAACGCTTGGATCGGTTGGCCAGTCGGTACGCCCGCGTGTGCTTGGGCTCCTCGGGGTCCTACGCCGATCCTGGGTCGAAGGCATGGTGGGCGCGGATCGCTGAAATGATGGCGGTGATTTGCGACGCCGATGGGATGCCCAAGTGTAAATTGCACGGCCTGCGCATGTTAGATCCCGTGATTTTCAGTCACCTGCCCTTGGCCTCGGCTGACAGTTGCAATGTCGCGCGCAACGTCGGGATCGATCAGGCGTGGAACGGACCGTACTCGCCTCGGTCACGCGCCATGCGTGCGCTGATTATGATGGACCGCATCGAATCTCACGCGAGCGCGCATTGTTGGTCAAAGTCGGCGGCCGGCGTGCAGCACAATCTGGCGTTGCTCGGATAAAGGAAAAACCGTCCGGGGTCACCGGACGGCCAAAGGGGATTACAACGCGTCGTCGAGGATACCTGACAGGCCTGCCCTAGGAGAAGGTCGCGGCCAAGGTGCCGGCGGCCGGCGGTGAGAGCGTCGGCGGGGTGACGACGGTGCCGGGGTTCGTCACGACATTCGAGAGCGCCCCCACGTTGCCGGCGGTGTCGGTCACGAAGAACGTATAGGCATCGCCGGTGGCGGAAGTCGAATCCGTGAACGTTATCTGGTCCGGCGTGAGGCCCACGCCCGGAGAGGCGGTGTTGACCACCAGCGTGGTTTGGGGTCCTGCGGCCGGCGGACTGCCCGTCAGGGAGGTCTTCTGAAACGTGATGGAGGCAATGTCGGTCGGGGCCAACGCGGAGTTGTCTTCTCGAGTCGTCGGCAGGGTCGCGATCAGTTGGGCATTCATGGAATCTCCTGAGGATGTGAAGGTGACGCCCAACGCGCCAGCGCGGGGGCGATGCGTGAATTTATACAGAGCGGCCGTCAAGGCGCCCACGGCATCCGCAAGCGCCCGCAGTTGCCGCTCCAACTGCTTCAAACGCCGTTCGATGTCGTGGGAATTCATGGCGAGGGCGACTCTACGCGCCTCGTGTGACAGCGCACAACGCGGTTTTTTTGAGGTTGTAAGCGGTGTCCTATGTCAATGGCTGACAAATTGGGTTATTTTCCCGCCATGGACAGCACCGATAACCGCCCATCCACCATGGAGTTGCGCCACAACGATGAGGCGGTGGGTCTGATTTGCGGCGGTGCCATCGAGGTGTACTCGGAGCCGTGCGATGAGGATGCGCGCTTTTGGGCGGGGGCGCGCGGCATCGCCTCACGCATAGCGTTTTGTCGGGCGCCGTTTCCACGCCCACGGGCTCACCTCGTCCCGCTCGTCGTCGGGTAGCGTGAGGTCGTGGTAGCGCCTGGCGTACATCCACGCGATGCTGCAACTTGACACGTAATCGTCATGGTCGCCGTTCGGGAACTTGGAACATTCCTCAATCACGGCATAGGCATACGCACGCGGCGGATACCACACACAGCCCTTCTCCAGCATCAGGGAGGCGGCGTTCGCCCGTGCAACTAGATCTCCCTCTCGTCCCCCCGCCCCGCCCGACCCGGTGAGCTTGACCGCCTTGACCGGCAGGCGCTTCTTCTTGAGCTCCTGCACCAAGGAATGTCCCGAGACCTTTTTCTCAATCAGGATCACATCCGGAGCGAATTCGTTGTTGAGGTCGATCGCCTTCTGCCGCAGGTCCGGGTAGCTGAAGCGCGCCTGCACCGCATCAAGAAGCATCATGCAGGTGCGGGTGGAACCCATGACGGGACGGCCGGTGCCCTTGTCCATGAACTGTTCGGTGTAATTGAACATGCCCCAGGTGGTGCACACGGAGAAGTCCGAGGACTGCTTCTCCTCCAACGCCGTGTCCCACGCCTGCAGGATCTGGTCGAAGCGCGGCATGGGACGCTCGGCGCCGGCGTTCGCGCGCCATTCGGGCTGCACCCACGCGCGCCACCAGTGGCGCTTCAAGATCAGGCCGCCGCTACCGATCGGGTCTTGGTTGTACTGCGCCGCCCACGCCGCCTCCGACATGATGCGTTTCTCGGCGTTGACCGTGGCCGCCGACATGCGCTTCGGGTCCAAGATCTCCCGTTCTTGGGTTCGGGGATCTTGGAAGATGGGCTTGGCGCCGGGTTCGACGCCGTTGCCTTTGTTCAGGTACGTGATGCAGCGCTTGGCGGGGTTGAACTCCATGCGCAGCACCAGATGCACCCAGCGATTGGCCTCCTGCGCCAAGACGTGGCCGAAGGGGTCGGCCTCGTGGGTTCTCTGGCCCACGTACACTTTCTTGGCTTCGTCGGGGTTATTCAGGCGCGAGCGCCAAGCGTTGTCGTGCCACGCCAGCGTCGAATGGCGCACCGCATCGCTCTGCACCTTTTTGGCATCGACCGGGTCATCCAAGACCTGCACGGTGCCGCCCACGCCCGTCACCCGGCCCTGCACCGAGGCGATCATGCGGTAGCCGCCCCGGGTGTTGCGGTACATCCCTTGAGTGTTCTCATCGTC